CTTTTTGAACAACCTCTTTTTCTTCGATGGCAGCTTCGTCTTTTTTCTCAGGTATATCGACATCCATTGCTGGACCGGAAGTATCAATATCTACTGTTTTCTTTTCTTCTGCTTCTGGCATAGTTATCTCCTATGATTAAAATTGATGAAATATATCTTCAGGGTTATCGATGGTTGCTAAAATTTCATCGTCGTTTAGCAATCTTACTTCCCCACCATCTATCAGGATTCTTGATCCTGCATATCTTGCAAAGATTACCCAGTCTCCCTCTTTACACCAAGGGCCTTCTGGGAATTTTTCTTTGTCATAACAATGTGGTCCTGTTTTTAAAACAAGTCCACAAGTTGAAGCGACTTGGGATCGCTCAATAGTTTCATCAGCTAAGTGAAGTCCTCCCTTAGTTTTCTGAGCCATTTTAAATGGAAGAATTAATAATCTCCATCCAGTAGGGGATGGAAGTTTAGCAGTTTCTTTATTTTGTAAAGATTCGAATGATTCTTTTTGTTTTTTGGTTTCGGTTTCTTGAAAATCTTTATATTTATCTAATAGTGCTTCTTTATTCGCTATCGGTGTCTGGGCCGGCGTTGAATCTAACGACTTTTCCGTCATGTTTATGCTCCTTTTTCTTCAGCAGGCTAGAGATATCCTGACTTATTTTATAATAGGCATGTGCCTGTCCCATCATATATTTGTATTTCTCCATATTGTCAACCCCTCCTGCGATCATTGCATCGCCGATTTGTTGATACTGTTCTTTTAACATTCTTTGTACTTTCGATAATATTGCTATTTCATCCATTTTATTCTTTCTTAAAATTTATTTTTATACCATTCCTTTATAATATTTAGCGTAGGATTTATTTCCTACTTTTACTCCACCTAAATCTCCACGAATATAGCTCCCATTATAATTTTTCTGAGCTTGTCTAATCATAGAATTACTTCCATCGGCAAAATGTTTTCTGCCTTCAAGAGCAGTTGTAGCTGCAGTTTTAACTTGAGGTTTTTTCTTTTTGCCCTGCATAGCCTGGACAAATTTCTGAAGTGCTTTTTTAGACATTAGACCTTTGATCTAGCGCCAACTAACGTAATATTAGCGTTAGAACCCTTGTGATCAATTGATCTTTTACCTTTAGTAATATTTATTGGAACTGCATGTGCAGAACCAGTTGGTGGTAAACCTGAACTCGCTGGTGTTGGAGGAGTTATTCCTCTTCCATTACCTGCACTTGTAGGTCCATTCTTAATTAAAATAGAAGTATTAATTCCTCTTTTATTTGTCATTATTTAAACTCCAAACATTATTTGATTTCTACGCCGAAACCTCTTTTAGCAACGCCTGCAGAACCACCATGAGATTTTAATTCTCTAACGATTCTTTTTTTCTCGTCTTTAAGATTTCGTTTTCCTTTTTTAGTGTAACCTTTTTCTGCATCAACACGGCCAAGTTCTTCTAGTCTGTTTTCTCTTCTAGTGTTTCTTCTTTTTCTAGCCATAATATTACCTATTTATTTTTCCTCGAGTACGTTTGCCCCATTTTCCATAAGACTCGTCTCGTCTGTCTTTAAAAGATTGTTTCTTAGTAGACTCTTTTCCACGTCTTGCACTAATAGACTCATCTTCTCTATCTTTGTAACCTTGTTTTTTCTTTTTGGAAGCTCCACCTTTTTTGTATGGGAATCTTACATTTGATCTTACGCCATTTTGTCTCATAATTTTCTCCTTGATTGTTTATATTAGTTTTCTTAATTCATGTCTAGTCTATTTTTTTCCACCCCTGAATATCTGAGTGCCCTTTATGCCAAAAATACTCGCGCAGACAAGAATCCATAAATTTGTAAACCAGCTCGGCAGTGCCTGGAAATGCTCAAAAAAGATTTTAATCTTCTCCATAGCCGCCGGATCGTCCGACCAGACCCCCCAGGCCAAAATTATTATGGGGAGTGTGAGAATCGCTAAAACGACCTCGTCCTTATAGTCGTTTTGACGGGCTTCTAAAAGTTTGCCCTGGTATTGCTCTTCGCCTCGGGCCATCTTAGCTGCATGCATGTGTTGTGCATCAGCCATAGCCATCTTTGTCTCTTGACGCTTCTTATAAATATGACTTCCAGCGTTAAGAGCTAGTTTAATAGCACTAAACCACATATTAGAACCAAGTTGCGGTTTTGCTTTTAGATTTTAGCATTCTTTTAGTCCCTTTAACCTCAACTTTATCGCCAGTTGGTATTACATTCCACTGCATACCATCTGCAAGAGTCTTTGATCTAGGGTCTCTCTCCAAGTTTTGTCCTGGAGTCTCGATATCGATGCCACCTTTTTGGTAACCATCTTTACCGACGTTTAATGCTTTGTTTGCATCTACTTTAGACATTTTTTCTCCTTATTTTTTACGTAATTTACCTAATGTTACAGCAAATCTAGCTCTTTGTCCAAGTTTTCCTGGTTTCTTAGCTGCTGCTCGTAACTTAGATGCTGGTATTGTCTCCCCTTTTTTGATTCCAAGGGACTTTCTCAATGCTCCAGGCTTTTTTATCGCTTTTTTTATGTTTAGCGTCATTTGTTTTCTCCTTTGTATTTTTCAATCTCAACACTAGGTATCATTTTATCCACATTTGGGATAGATTTACCTAAAATTGTTTTTTCGATTGAGGTATCAGCTCTTAGTTTAGCTAATTTTGCATTTTGATCCAATTTCTCATCTTGAGTTTGTTGGTTCATCATTGCTTTCATACGATCAAGGTTAATTCTCTCATCATCGTATTGTTTTTTCCTTTGATTATCAGCTGCTCTAAGGTCTAATTCTCTTGATCTCAATTTAGCAATTGGATCATGGTCAAATTGTGAAGTTATTTTCTTTTCTTCACTCATAAATTCTTCCATCATTTCTGCTATTAAGATTGCTTTACGTGCTTCGATTCGTTGTTGCATCATCATTAGCTGCATTTGTATCTGAGGGTTCTGTTGAGCCATCTGTTGCATCTGTGCTAACTGTGGAATTTCATCTTTAAACTCTAATTCAATTTGTTCTTGTGCCATTAAGGAAATATGCTCCATACAATTTTTCTCTAATGCAGCCATAACCATTGGATTATTTCTTGCCATGTTAGTAGCCATGAAATTTAAGTGAGCAGTTATGTGAGCTCTATGATCTTGACCTGGAAACGCTTGAAAAGGTTTTCCTGCCATAGCCATAATATTTTCTAATGCCGGATCAATGGGCGAAGGTTGAGGTGGCTTCTGCAATAATTGATCAATATCTTTTACTCCTAATGCTTCATACATATTTCGATAAGCTTGATACATGTTGTGCATTTGAGGATTTGCTACTGCCAATTGCAACTCTGTTTGCGCTAGGGAAATACGCTGAGTTTGTGAGAAAATGTTAGGGTCCGCAACTGGCAGTATATCTACCCGATCATCAAAGTCTGCTTGTTTAATCATTCTTTGACCCCCAACTACATCGTACGGATATTCCGGTGGTAAATATAGCTTGAATACTCTAGCTAATAATTTGAATTCCTGTTTAAGAGCTGAGTAAATTCTTTTGTGTATTGCTGACATCGTTCTACTGCCTCTTTCAAGCAAAGCAACAGTTGTACCGACCGCTGCTTGTTGATTGCCGTCGCCAACTTGTAGATCAGCAATTGATGCAAATCTTTGTCCGGCTTGGACAACAATACCCATTAAAGATAATAAAGTTTGAGAAGGCTCTTTAAATGGTAACATCATAAATGAATCTTTTAAGTTACCACCAGGAGCATCTACGTCTCTAAACTCGCCTGGTTGAATCGATTGTGCGTCATCCCTAATTCTAATGCCACGCATTTTAAATCCTGCCGGTAAGTTGGAAAGCGTACCGGCATCCAATAATTGACGTAGAGCTGCAGTTGCAGTTCTTGATAAACCACCAATCATATGGATGAGACCGAAGCCATAGAAACCTAATCCTGGCAGAAATTTAAAGTGGACAAAATATTCTATTTTATTTTTCTTCGGGTCTCCAATTTCATAATTTCTTTTAATAGCTAAAACTTGTCTTGATGCTTCTTCAATAGTTACAATGTAAGGAATTTTAATTCCAGATTGTTCGCCTGTTTCATCTGTATCTTCAAAACCTTCTAGGTCTAAATTGATATGACATTCTAAAAGAGTATAAACATCATCATCTTTTGTTTTTCTTTGACCTTCTAATTCTCTTTCTTTTTTCTTAACATCATCTTCTATGTTAGAAGGTGTTCCTAATTCTATATCTCTATAAAAACCTGCAACTTGTTGTTTTCTTAATTCGTTTTTAGAAACTTTAACTCGATGCATGATTGCTTCGGCATCGTCTAATGAGGTAGCCGTATACGGAACAATCAAATCATCGGCTGGGACAAACTTCGAAGTCGCTGCTTCTGCAAGTTCATCATAGTAAACTTTTTTAAATGCTGATCCTGCTAGAGGTAAGTAAAATAACATTTGATCAAAGTCTGGCTCATAGTCTTTCATTTTTTCCATGAGCTCATAGTTCATGTAATCTTTTACTCTTTCAGCTTGTTTCGTTTTCTCCGGATTCGGCGCACCAATCGCCTGCGTTCTGACAGGCCCATCAGCAGGGAGTAACTCTTTATATGCCAACGCTTGAAATTGCGTAACTGCTTCTGCAAGTACAGGATGAGTCGCTCCAGACGCTCCTTGAAATGGTTCGGTTCGCATATCATATTTAAATCCTAATAAATCTAAACCGGTAGTATACGTTCTTTCCCATTCTTTTCTACCCATAGAATAGTCCATATATTTTCCAGAAAGGTCTGCGCCTATTTCAGATAAAACTTGATCTGGTAAAAATTCTGCTAAGTTTGCGTAGTGTTCATCGCTGCCTTCCATTGATGCAGCAGCTGGATCAAAATCAATATCAACTGATCCATCTTCTTGTTCGGTTACTTCAACTCCGTCACGAGTTTCTGTAACTTCTTCTTGAGCTTCAATAATTTCTTCTTCTGCCGGGACGTGAATGTTCTTACGTGGCTCGTTTGGTAGAGCCTTGTCTATTTTGTCTGCCATTTATTTTCTCCAATTTGACTGTTTTAACAGTATTATAATTAATATTCAAGCCCTGAGGCGTGGGTCCGGCTTCAGGAGGCAGGAGCCATGTTTTAGGGTATTTAGACTTTGAGGTTTTTGATTTGCTCTGCATAAGGTCCATATGTTGGTTTGTTTGCTACTTCCTCTTCTTTCTCTATCTTTTCATAGCCTCTTGTGTCTCCTTCAGATATATCTCCTTTTAATGTCAGAGATTCAATATTTTCTTTCATTTTTGGTTTAAGGTTTGACCACATTTCAGCGATTTCTGGACCAGCGCCATAAGCAATAGCTAATTCTTCATTCGTTAATCCCATTTCATGAGCTTTAGCTACATCAGATATTCCCCATCCAACCATTGCAGGTCCTATAAATGGAATAGCGCCTCCAACCGTTCTTAATGCCAGTTTACCTGCTCCTTTGGCAAATTTTCCAAAGAGACCAGCTTTTTTAG